GCGAGAGGTTTGCCGTCGGCAAGTCTTTAAGCCCAAACCAGCCCTGGAGCGTATCAAGTGCAAAGGAGTTTCGCCTCCAGTGGTCAAATGAATCTCCTTATCTCGCAGCAGAAGCGCGTAGCCCCGCCGATAGGATCCTCTCGTATGAGAATCTGATTATTCAACGCGCTGCAGTGGCAGTCGTGAGCAACAACCGCGCTTGCGACGCGACAGAAATAGGGATCAAATCAACGGTCTGGAAGCAGGTTTCCGGTTTTCCCAATGTCAATTCACAACCGTCTAATGAAGTTCTTCAGGCATATGAAGAGCGAAACGGCAGCATTGGACTTGGGGCGCTCAGCAAATATCTAAAACGACTAAGCTTCTTCCGTATTTTTGCGCGTCCGTTAGGCAGTAACGCTGCGTGGACTGACCTCAACAATGGCACGCTTTACTGCGTAAAAGGTCAAGCACCGCAATCGCAGTACAACTACTTCCGCTTCGCTCATGCACGCGGACAATATGAGTTCAAGTTTATCCCTGTTCCAGGCAACATTGCCTACAGGCACCTCAGCAACCAAGACGTTTTTCTACTCAAACCTGGATCGCAGCACGCATTTTCTTCTAACGGCTACTATGTAGTGTTCAGCGGGGAACGTTACCGCTTAAGCCCTAGTGCTCAAAGTAACAGGGAGTGGATTCTCGGAAAACCACCCGCAGACTCTATTGGGAGCGTAGTAAACGTTAGTTCAACGCAAAAAGGAACGTTACCCGTCACTTTGAATTGGGTTCTTGTAGGCGACAGGAACTCCAGCAGTGACAGAGTTCAGGGCGTATGGCTTGCAGATGCAAGCGCGGACCAACAACTCGTATCTTTCAAGTGGGATGGAAAAACTCTTGGATCACAACCTTACAACAATGGTAATCTAAGCGCATTAACGTTAGAAGATGCTCAGTACCGTGCTGGCGGCGACGGCTCCACAAGAACTTTTATTTCGAATAGACGAACCTACATAGAATACACAGCTTCTATTCTCCGCTATGAGTTGCGGAATGTAGAGGGACCTACAAGCGAGCAAGTGGTCACCGCCACTGGCGGCTCTGGTAGCGGATTAAGGTTTAACGTTAAAACGTATTCCAATGGCGCCGCTTCTTGGTACATTACCGCAGGCGGCACAGGGTATAACAATACCGAACAAGTGTATGTGCCTGTAGCCAACATTAACGTCAGGGTTGCTACTGATACCGAGCAAATTTTTGCAAACAACCTACATCCTTACGACGCAGTTGCTGACTTCCCTCTGTATGAAGCGGAGCGCACCAGTCACATGGATGGACCGGAACACGAAATCGTGTATGTTTCCGAACAACTGGAGCAAGTGCCGCCCCAATACGACAGTTTGGCACTCACAGGGATTCGCATCAACAGCGCTGAAGAGTGGACAAGTTTTAGTTCTTTGTCCGCATTCATCAAAAAAGGCACTGTCGTCGAGCGCCTGACAACAAGCGGTTCTAGTGCAACCAACTTGGTCCCAGAAATCGCTTACGCACTGCTCACTGACACCAGCATTGGCGCTGGCATTTCTATTGGGACTGGACAAGTTGATCGTGACCGCATGGTTATCGCAGCACGTTTTTGTGAGGCAAACGGGTTCACTTGGGACGGAACTATTAGCGAGCGCGTCAACCTTCGGGAATGGATTTTTGAACAAGCTGGCTACTGCATGTTGGATTTTACGATCCTTGGCGGGCGCTTCAGCTTGGTGCCTTCAGTCCCATACAACAATAATTTCACAATCAATTACGCAGGTCGCCCAGAGATCAAAGCGTTATTCACTGATGGCAACATCCGAAACATGAAGGTTTCATGGCTTAGCCCTGAAGAGCGCCGCCTATTTAAGGCAACTTGCTTGTGGCGACAAGACAAAGACAACGGCTTCCCAGAAACGAAGGTGCTAAGCGTTCGCCTAGCTGATTCTGAAGGGGGCAAGGAAGGCGACCCAGAAGAAACTTTTGACATGAGCGGCTGGTGCACTACGCAGCAACACGCTTACACTTTTGCGCGGTATGCGCTGAAGCTGCGGCAACTTATAGACCACAGCGTCTCTTTTGAAACCACTCCGCAGGCGGCGATGAATCTTGCGCCGGGTGAGTATTTCCGCTTGGTGTCGGAAGTAACGCACACCAGTCGATTTAACAATGGCAGTGTCGGATCTGACGGTGCCATCCAAAGCACCGATGTATTAAGCGGCTCGTATCCAATCCTGTATTGGCAACCTGGAACAGTTGGTGTTCAGAGCACGACTCTGCAGGCTACAAATGGACGCACAGCACAAACGTCATTGTTCAACACTGTATTTAGCATCAATAATTCCACGACCGTTAATCGTGTATACAAGGTTGAAACACTTAGCTATGGCGAAGATGGGTTAGTTGAAGTTGCCGCCAGTTATGTACCGCTTACCAGTACAGGAAGTTTGGCAACCCTAGATTGGGATGACAGCATGTTTGTAACGGAGGTGAGCTGATGCCAGTTGCGTTTCCCAGTATTAGCCCTAGCTCGCGCAGCTACTCACCTGGTAATTTCCCTCAAACGGAGTTCCGCGCCCAGAACGGTGCATTGACTGTGGTGCGGTTTGGCAGCCGCCGCGTTGATTCCGAACTGGACTTGGAGTTCCAGAACATCACCGATGCCGATGCCGCTCTGATTTTGGCTAACTACGAAGCCGTCAATAGGACTTGGGACTCAGTGACTTTCAGCACGGCGAGCGGTACATCCGGGATTAGCGGCAGTTTGGCTGGTTACATCAGTGAAGCCGGAGGCTCTGGTCTGCGCTGGCGTTATGCCGAACCACCATCAGTGACCAGTGTTTTGCCGGGACGAAGCACTGTGCGATGCAGATTTATCGGGATTATGGATGGTGCTTAGAATAGGGGTACACATCCGGCTACACGGTCATGGCAGTTTTCAGCGGCAAGGACGGCAGTATGCAGTGGGCGGGGGGAGCTGTTGCCCGCGTGCGTAGTTGGAGTATCCAATCAAACCTGGACACGCTTGAGACTACCAATCTCGGTCAAATTGCCCGCGAATATGTGCCTGGGCTCAAGTCTGCCACTGGTAGCGCCAGTATTTTTTACCACGACGACAACGCCAGCCTTCGTACTTTGCTGGACAACTGCATTGACACTGGTGAGCCGACATCTGCGGCGCTTAATCTGGTTTGGGGTACAAAGAGCCTGACTTTTGAGGCTTATGTAAACAGCGTGTCGATCACTTGCAACACTGGCGAAGTGATGTCGGCGGATATCAGCTTCACGATGACCGGCGACTACAGCAGCATCACTTTGTGATATGGCAGTCCTTTTAGGGCAATACGGGCAAGTTGAACTGCGGCGCTCGCAACTTGACGAGGAATTTGTCGGCGAAGTAAAGCAGTCTGACGTTAACGTCGCCAGGAATCGGTTTAGTTTTGACTTCCCCTCGGGGATGTTGATTACTGGCGACCAGATCGAAATGTCAACGACCGACGGCTCATTATTGAGCTTCATCAGCGCCGACGGATGGCCGACAAACGCCGTATACAAAGATGGAATTTTTTACATTTCTGTAGATGAAGTAGGTTCCACCCGCCTGTATCGAACATTCGACGAGGCCATTGCTGGTGAAGTTGCTGGCAGAATTACCCTTGCTAATGCAGGGCGCACTGTGCCCATTCGCGTCCGCGTTCGTAACAACAGCGAGCGCATTTTGGGTCAAGTTAAAAGTTACGAGCTGAACACCGAACGCGATGCTATCGACACCACTAACTTGTCTGACGAGTTCCGCCGTCAGTACAGCGGCTTAATTAGTGGGTCGGGGCGAATCACTTGTTTCTTCGATTATGAGCGCCGCTCCCTTGATCCGCTTACAACCGGCGCAAGTGGTGGCAGGCTAGAGATGCCAGTTTATGTTCATCAACTGCTTTTGCGTACAAGACTTGGCAGCGAGTTTTTTGCAAAATTGATATTGGTTAGTCGTGGACCAAAACCCTATGGCACAGTTCAAGACATTCAGGACGAAATCTGGTACGAATTTGACGCCAGAATTACAAACGTCGGTATTGCCTTTGATGCCACGGAGCCGATTGAAAGCACTATTGATTTTGTGACTACAGGCGAAATCAAGCTACGCACCCGGTACATTTCTAACTACCTGCTGCAGGAAGACGCTGACTTGATCCGCTTGGAGGCGAACCAGTCTGGCTTTATCGAGATCGAACAACAGGACTAAGCCCTAAACTGGTGCTAGCAATGTCCGTGATCTAGTAGTGGCCGACCTCCGCATTAGTGAACTGCCTGCTCTGTTGGCGACAGACGCAGAAGCCGCAGATGACTTGGCAATCGCGGACTACAGTTCCTCTGAAACCAAGCGCCTGACGTTAAAGGGGGCAGTTCAGCAAGGCGTTTCAACTCTCATTGACAACGCTGTCATCCCTGGTGCGAAGCTGGTTGCCGATAGCGTTACCGCTGCCCAGATCGCACCAGACGCGATCACGGCTAATGAGCTGGCGGACAATTCGGTTGATACAGCCGCCATTGTTGACGACGCAGTTACCAATTCCAAGCTGGCGGCAGGGATTGACGGTGCCAAGCTGATTGCCGATTCGGTGACGGCTGCTCAGATCGCACCCAATGCCATCACGGCATCTGAGTTGGCAGATGACGCTGTTGACACCGCTGCCATCCAAAATGCAGCTGTTACTGACGCCAAGATCGTCGAGGTCAACGGTGCCAAGATAGTTGACGGCACTGTTGACAACATCAAGCTGGCCGCTGGCATTGACGGCGCAAAGCTACTTGCCGACAGCGTTACTGCGACTCAGATCGCTCCTGATGCAATCAC